CCCTGGCGGGGGAACCAACGGACCCAGAGCGGTTCAGCCATGAGGACATCCTGCAAAGGCAGGCGTCTTTGACCAAGGCGAGCTTTGAACTGCAGTTCATGCTCAACACCCGTCTGGCCACCCTGGACCGGTATCCGATCCGATTGGGTGACCTGATCGTGATGGACATTGACGGGACATCGCTGCCAGAGACGGTGGTGTGGTCAAACCAACCGGACTGCCGGCTGCAGGACCTGGTCTGCGTGGGGATGGGCGGCGATACTCACTACCACCGTCCGATCTTTCAGAACGGTTGGGTGAGCAGGTCAGAGGCATGGCGTTGTGTCTTGGCGATTGACCCAGCTGGTCGTGGTGCGGATGAACTGGCCTGGTGTGTCCTGGCTGAACTGAACGGCAACCTGTTCGTGTTGGAGTCCGGCGGGTCAACCCTGGGTTATGCCGATGAGGTGTTGATGCACCTGGCCAAGGTCGCCAAGAAGTGGGAGGTGAACTACGTGGTGGCTGAGGCCAACATGGGCGACGGCATGTTCAGCGCTTTGCTGAAGCCGCACATGCTCAGGGAGCACCCGGTCACCATCGAGGAGGTGAAACACAACATCCGCAAGGAGGTCAGGTTGTGCGACACGCTTGGTCCCTTGATTCAGCAGCACCGGTTGGTGGTCACCACCCGTGTGGTCCGGCAGGACTACCGCATGACCGATGAAGACCCGGAGAACGGCTACAGCCGGTCGTTGTTCTTTCAGGCATCACGGCTGACTGCTGAGAAGGGTTGTCTCAGTCATGACGACCGGTTGGATGCCCTGGCGATTGCCTGCGCGTTCTTTGTGGAAGCCGCGGCCCAGGACCAGAACCGTGCCCAGCAAGCCCGCGCAGATCAGCTGCAACAGGAGGCGTATGAGGCATGGATGGATGAGACCGGTGCTGGCGTGGATGCCTTGGCACTGGGTTGGAAGCCCAAGCCAATGGCCCGGGCCCATGGGGGGATCAGCCGGCTGCAGGTGGGCGTCTGAGTTCAACGACCTTGTCAGCCATTCCCGAAAAATCCAATTTTCCGGCTAATTGACGAAGCGTAGATCCTTCCGCCGCTGTAGCAGTTACGTTGTTATTTTTCAAAAGCGCCATAGCTTCTTGCCGCGCTTTTCGGTCGCCATTCTTTAGATCTTCCAGCACCTGCTGGATGACCTCTTCGTGCATGTCGGCCAGCAGGGCCTGAAGGTCAGCCATAGTTACGACCCCGTATAGGATTGGGTTGCCCCAGCGTGTTGACGCACCTGGAGCGTGGTCAACCCATCCTTACTGAGCTGACAGATGAAGGCTAGAGCCTTGCCTCCCCTTGAGGCACTGCAGGAGCTGCTGCATTACGACCCGGACACGGGGACGCTGACTTGGAAGCAGCAAAGGGGGCGAGCCAGGGCCGGAGACGTGGCTGGCTTTGTCGGTTCCAACGCTTACTGGTATCTCCGGTTCGGAGGAACGAACTGGCTTGCCCATCGGATCATCTGGAAGCTCCAGACAGGCGCGGACCCCGAGCCTGGGCTGGTGATTGACCACCTGAACGGCAACCGCGCCGACAACCGTTGGTCGAACCTGCGGGTCACGTCGCAGTCAGTCAACGTCGGTCGAAAACGGTGCAAGGAAAGGGCCTTGCCGGCGGGCGTCCGCAGAACGAACCCGAGCTATCCAGGCGAGCGGTATGCGGCAAGAGTTGGTTACAGGGTCAAATACGGCCTCACCTTGGAGCAGGCCACTGCCCTTGCCAGGGAGTGGAGGGAGGAGCTGTATCCCGGTAGCCTGTAACCATTACACCCCCGTTGTATGGGCTGGTTTCCGCCGATTGATGAGCGTCTTGTGGCTGCATTGGCCACGGAGTTCCGCGATCAGGCGCCGGATCTGGACATGACCGAGAAGGAAGTGTGGTTCCGCGCTGGTCAGGTGTCAGTCATTCGGTGGCTGGCATCGAAGTTGGAAGACCAGCAAGAGAACGGGGTTGGACCTGACCTGGAGGGTTTCTGAGATGTGCTTTGGCGGCGGGGGGTCAGCAGCAACGATCACCATGCCCGACACGGGGGCATACGAGCGTGAGTTCGAGTTGCAGCGATCTGCCATTCAGGAGCAGATCAACAGCAAGAACAACCTGTTGCAGCAAGAGCTGACGACAGCGCTGCGCAACAAAGAAGGCATTGCCCAGCAGGCATCAGATGCCAAGCGTCAGATTGCTGAGAACACATCCGCCCAGGCCATGCGGATGGCGTCACTGATTGGCACACCGCCGCCAGAAAAGAGTGCAGAGGCACCGGCCGTGGGCCGGAACCGCGGCACGGTCACATCCAAGGGCAAGGGTGCCCTGCGGATTGAGCGGTCAACCGCCACATCAGCCAGCCAGGGCGCTGGTCTCAACATTGCTTCCGCCTAGCCATGTGCTTTTTCTCAGCGCCACAGCAGCCGAACATCGTCTACCAGGGCCCCAGCGAGGAGGACATCCAGCGGAACCAAGCCTCGTTGGACGCCTACAAGAAGCAGGTGGGTGAGCAGCAGTCTGCTTTTCAGGCGCAGCTGCAGCAGCAGATCGAAGCAGCCAATGCCGAGACAGCCAAGTTGCAGAAGCAGTACCAGGACGATGCAGCAGCAGCAGCAGCTGCAGTCGCCGCCCAGCAGACCGGCGCTTATGCAGCAACTGCAACGCAGTCCGCCCCGCCGGCCACTGCGCAGACCACGGCTGCCACGGTCAAGAAGGACAAGCCCAAGGCCAATCTGAAGATCAGCCTGGCCGGTACGCCGTCCACGGCTGGCTCTGGTCTCAACATCGGGGTCTGAGCCATGTGTTTTGGAGGTGGGGACAACGGTGCTGCAGCTGAGCAGGAGCGGCAGAACCAGATCGCCAAGCAGCGGCAGGAGGAGCTGAGCCGGTTGGCCCGTGAGCGTGAGGCCGTGGCCGCGCAGCAGGCAGCTGAGATGCAGCGCATGACGGCCGAGCAGGAGCTCGCAGTGGCGGGACAGAGGCAACAGACCGCTGAGATGCGTGCCCAGCAGCAAGAACAACTCGGGGGCATCCGTGCCCGCGGCCAGGCCGTCAGCCAGTCGCTGCGCATCCTGGCGCTGCAGGGCGGCCAGCAAGCTCCCACTGCAGCGGTGGCCAAAAGGCCGCAGGTTGCCGGGGCCAGGTCCACCACAGCTGGTCTGCGGATGGGTGCAACAGGTCAAAGCCAGGGATCTGGCGCCAACGTCGCGGTGTAACTCATGGCCACAGCAGAAGCCCGGTATCGCGCCCTGGAAGGGGACCGGAATCACTACCTGGACCGGGCACGGGCATCAGCGCAGCTGACCATCCCGTACCTGATCCCGACCAGCAACGAGCCAACGCCGGATAACAAGGAGTCCTATGCGGTGCCATGGAACGGCATTGGCGCCCGGGGTGTGTTGAACCTGGCCAGCCGAATGCTGCTGGCACTGCTGCCACCAACGCAGCAGTTCTTCCGGTTCTCGCTGGATGAAGCGGTCCTGGCTCAGCAGGGCGTGGACCCAACCCAGCGCAGCAGCTTTGAAGAAGCGTTGAGCAAGATCGAACGCCTGGTGTTGCGGGAGATCGAGGCCAGCAACGACCGGGTGGTTTTTCACGAGGCGCTGCTGCACCTGGTGGTGTCAGGCAATGCCCTGCTGTACGTCGGTTCAGACGGCCTGCGGGTGTATCACCTGAACCGTTATGTCTGCTCCCGGGATCCGATGGGGAACCCATTGGAAGTGGTCACCTGCGAGGAGGTGTCAGTCCATGTCCTGCCCAAGAAGGTGCAGGACCTGCTGGCCGAGGAAGACGACGAACTGAAGGGCATCCTGGAGGACCAAGACCCGGTGCCGAAGAAGGAAGACCGCAAGCGGGTGCGGCTTTACACCTACGTCAAATGGAAGGCGAAGTCTGTCCATTGGCACCAGGAGGTGAAGGGCAAGGTCATCCCTGGCAGCGAAGGCCGGGCACCGCTGGACGTGAGTCCCTGGCTGCCGCTGCGCATGACCCGGGTGGATGGTCAGCCTTATGGCGTGGGCTACGTGGAGGCCGCGGCCATTGCTGACCTGCAGACCGTTGAAGCGCTGACCCAGGCCATTGCCGAGGGTTCGCTGGCCAGCAGCAAGGTGCTGTTCTTGGTCAAACCGTCTGGTGTCACCAAGGCAACTGATCTGGCCAAGGCACCGAATGGATCGTTTGTCACGGGTGACCCCAACGATGTGCTGGCCCTGCAGGTGCAGAAGTCACAGGACCTGTCTGTGGCGATGCAAGGCAAGGCCCAGATCGAGGCACGTCTGAGCCAGGCATTCATGCTGGCTGATGTGCGCGACAGCGAGCGCACCACAGCTGAAGAGGTCCGGCTGCAGGCGCTGCAGATCGAGAACAGCCTGGGGTCGATCTACAGCATCCTCACGACTGAGTTCCAGGTGCCGTATGTGGCGCGGAAGCTGGACATCCTGACCCGTGAAGGGAAGGTGCCCAAGCTGCCCAAGGACCTGGTGAAGGTGGTCATGACCGTGGGTCTGGCCGCTGTGGGCCGCGGCAATGACCTGGAGCAGCTGGTCCGGTTCACCACCACCTTGGGCCAGACCATGGGCCCAGAAGCGCTGGCGCAGTACGTCAAACCGCCTGAGCTGATCAAGCGTTTGGCGTACTCCATGGGCATCGACATCTTGGGGCTGGTCAAGTCCGAGGAGGAGCTTGCTGCCGAACAGCAGCAGGCCCAGCAGATGGCCATGCAACAGCAAGCCATGGCGTCACCCATGGCTGATCCACAGAAGCTGGCCACTGCTGCTGCCACTGCGCAGGAGATGCAGATGGCAGCTGAACAACCCCCTGAAGAACAACCTGTATGACTGCCACACCCACCAGCTTTTCGCCTGACACCAGCCCTCAGCTGACCATTCCCGAAGGCAGCATTGAAGGGATGGTTGCTCCTGGCCAGGAGAACATCCTGGAGGAGTTTGTCCGCGAACAGGAAACCCAGGAGCCTGAGTTGCTGCTGGGCAAGTTCAAGTCCCAGGAGGACTTGGCCAAGGCGTACCAGGAGCTGGAGAAGAAGCTGGGTCAGCCGTCCAAAGCCGACCCCGCAGAGCCCTCACCGGCAGAACAAGGCTACTCGGCTGAACAGGCCGCGCAGGTTTACGGCAAGGAAGCTGTCGAACTGTTGGCCGGCAAGGGCTTGGACCTGGCTGAAGTGATGTGGCAGGCCGACCAGGGCCAGGACATCAGCAGCCATTACGACACCCTGGCGGAGGCGTTCAATGTCCCTCGGCAGGTGGTGGAGAACTATGTCTCCCGGTCTCAGGCTGCAGCTCCTGCTGAGAGCGCCGGACTGTCTGAGCAGGATGCTGCCCAGCTCAAGGCCATGGTCGGCGGCGAAGACGGCTTCCAGCAGCTCAGCCAGTGGGCTGCCAACAACCTTCAGCCCCAGGA